CCTCTACAGTTCCGTCTGTATCGGTAACACCCAAGATGATATAGGTAGCAGCAGTCATCGCAAGGTTGCCACCAGCAACAGTTAAAGTATTGCTACTATGAGTTAGGGTAACATCGCCACCGTCAAAGTTGATGACCGCTCCGCTGTCAAGGAACAGGTCAGAGAAGTTCAGTGAGCTTGTTCCAAGACTTATACCATCAGTAGTTGTAGGGTAGAGGGCAGATGTTGAAAGTTCTAAGTAGTTTGTACCCCCTATGCCGAAGTTGATTGCGGATGCTCCATAGGCATCTATATTAGCATCGGTGTCATCGTGCCATATCTTGATATAGTCCGTCGCTGCGTTTGAACCTGAACAGTGAATAAGAACCGTAGGGTCACTAAACGCACTAACATTCATATCACGAAGAGCATCAGCAACATCAAGGATATGAACAGCTAGACTAGCATCGTGAACGGCGATACCAAAACTAGGGTTGTCAGCATCGCCAATTAGTCGCTTGAAACCTCCGTTCCAAGCCTTGTCATTTATTGCCATTTTATTTTTCCTCTATTACGGATATAGTCCGTACTTGAAATAGATTTGTTTGGGGACATATTTCTTAACCTACCCTGCCCCCAAGGGCAAGTCCTTTTTCTACACTAGGTAGATAAGGCTATGCGTTCCAATCACGGTTCGCTTCGACTAACAGATAGTCAACATCCATATCTTCTGTGCTTGAGGTGTTAGCCTTGTTGCCCACGACACAGATGGCTGCCATATCGGTAGTTGTAGAGCAGGCACCTTCTAGTGTCTTTTTCAAGACACCATCAATGTACCATCGGGCAGTTCCGTTGTTGTCAACTTCCAGCCGAAGGATTTGGAATTCGCCCGCTACAGCGTCATCGTCAAGGTCTACACTGGTTGAAGTAGTCTCACCTGTTGTTGAACCACCATTATAGACAGCGTGCCAGTCCTCGTCGTCAGTAAGCTCTGAGCATAAGTAGAAGCCCACTAGGTCTGAAGCTGTTAAGGTAAGAGTTGTGGTTGCTCCAGATATAACATCATCCTCAAGGGAAATGTCATCGCTGTTGACATCAGACAAGCCTATAAAGGCGTCCTTGGTGTCGAGGTCAGCAAACCTAACCCTAGCCTCTACTATGATTGTGCCCATCTTGCCTACATCAAGACATAAGGCTGTTCCTAGACCGCAAGCGTGTTTGTCTTCGTCAGTTACAGTGAGCCTTCCAACCCCACTTAAACCATCGGACTCTTGCCCAACAACACCAGAGTCATTTTCTGCCACACCATCCCCAATAACCCTAAAGTCTCCTATGTTTCCAAAGGCATTGGTTAAAGATACAGGGAGTTCCACACCAACAAAGTCCTCGAATAGTCGAATCTTTCCCACGCCGCTTTGTGCATTTACAGTCATTTTTTGTTTTTCTCCTTTTGTTTTCTTGACTCCATTAGGAGTCTTTCAAGCCTTCTTATCCTCGCTATGAACGGGGACACTATTAACTTGAGGTTGCTCGACCTAGGAATAACAGCTATATTTTCTAGCCTGTTATCCGCAGGTAACCCATTTAGGTTTATCGAGACCCATCCTTTAGGAATGGGACCTCGTTTTTCTTTCCATATCTCTCTTCGAGAGTTCATTAGAAGCTCCTTTTCAGTCTATCGTCAACTGGTGGGGGCTGTGGCATCTGACTCCATCAAATAGACCCAGTTGCTTAGCCGTACACCATAGGCGTACTCGTCATAATGGTAAACGTGGTATCCGCCTCCACCCCGCTTCTCGTTCCGAACCTCTATAATCCGTGGTGCTCTGCCCTGAACCAATATAATTCCCTCTTGAGCAAACACTCCACCTTTAGCATCGTCCGAGCTATCTATCGAGATGTTACCATCAGGATAAACCTCAGCACCTGCTACAGGTAGGTTGAAGCCTTGAGAGAACACTCTGGCTGTTGGACCCTCGTCAACCACATAAGTTCCCACACCCGCTACCAGTTCGTCGTATAGGTCTTTAATCTGGAATGGGTGTAAGACGCATCGGATTGGGGGATTCCCAGGCTCGGTTGTATTGCCAGTGATGTTAGCCGCCGCCGAAGCGATGTAGCCACTTGTTAAAGTAACACCTGCCCCAGGGTCGGAAGAGCTTGTAGCACTAGCAAATAATGTTAAGCCATCCTCGTCTTTTTTCCTCTGGATAGCATTCTGCCCTAACTGCCCTATCTTCGCATAGCCTTTCTTGCTAATCCGTTTTTGAACCCTGTCGGTAATGAAGGTTTCGAGTCCAACCACGGTGGGCGTGATTGTCAGTAAGCTATCAGCTATCTGTTGAGGATTATCTAGGTCGGTGTTCTCGGTGATTGCTTGGGCAGTAAGTTGGTCATACTTGATTTCCTGCCAAGACAGACCGATACCCTCGCCTAGAGTTTGTTTTTCAACGAGGTTTGGCATAACGCCTTCGTACTCTCTGACTATCCGTGCTGAACTTCGGACATCGTCCAAACTATCAGCAAGTGAGCCAGTAGTAGTCCATCCACTCGCCATCTATTTCCTCCTTGTCTAGCTTTGTTCTAGTATTTTTTGGTATCTTGCCCTGTTTTCTTTCGTATCAGGGATTTCGTAGTTCGCAAACTTTTTAACAAAGTCCTCATCTGAACCTTCAACTACTCCCTGTGGAGTAGAGGTGTTGACTGAATTCGCTTCTGTCTCCCTTTCTGCTATCTTTGCCTCTAAGTCTTTCAGTCGCTTCTCGAAACTACTCTGTATAGTCTCTTTTTCTTCCTGAACGATTTTTGCTACTGAAGCATCAAATCTGGCTCTGCCCTCAACATAATCTGTGGAATCGTCTGCCCAATCTAACCGTGGGTCTTTTGGGTCAATTCCAAGTGTTTTTAGATGATTAGCTAAAGACTCCTGTATAGCTCTCGCTTGAGCCTCTTGTTCCTTGGCTAAAGCCTCCTGTTGCTCCTGTGTTAATCGCCCTTTCTCTCGCTCTCTTAACTCAGCAAGTTCCATTTCTTTGGCAACTTCTGGGTCTATATTTTGAATATGAGTTCGGGCAGCACCTAATGTTTTTTCTGCTAGTTCTGCCCTTCTCTGTGCCTTGGCAAGTTCCGCTTTGTTGCGGTCTTGGGCACTTTGAAGCTCTCTCTTTCCTAGCTCCTTTGCCTCTTGAACGGCTTTTGCCGTTTCTTTTGCGATTAGTTCTTGCACTCTCCTTTCCAACTCTGGAGTAAGTGCTGGTGGCGTCTCAACTGGTTCTTTTGGTTCAGTTGGTTCGCTAGGTGAAGCTGTCTCCGTCTCTGAAGTCTGCTCCGTGTTCTGAACAACTTCTTGTGTGTTGTCCTCTACCATTTTTGGGGTCCCTCCTTTAATCTAGTTCTTTCATCCCTTTTCCCCATTGGAAACTTAATAGGGAGAACTTTCGCACGGCTTTCTCACCGCACTTTGGGCATTTAACCCGTTTTGGTATTTTACTCATTGAATGAGCCTCTTCAAACTTGTAACCACATTTATTACACTCGTACTCATAATAAGGCAATGTTACACCTTCTTCTGATGTATTTCTCCTGCGTGACTTTTACCCTCTTTGTCCCGACAAATGTAAAGGTATTTCCCTTTACCAACCTTCTTGGTTCTTACCCGTCCGCCTTCTTTCACGCACTTTTCAAAGTCTGCGGGCATTACCTATTCCTCCCTCTTCCCTTGCCTCTACTACGACCCGCTCCTGTGCTCGGACAGGGTTCGATGTTTTTGCCTACTCTTCTTCCCCTAGGCATTCCAACGCCACCGCCTCTGCCATCTCTAAGGCGTTTAAGTCCTCTTGGGTTTCTGTTTGTAGCCATTCTTTTACCTCTTCTTTCCCATCTTCATAAAGGTTCTAGCTAGGTTAGCTTGTCTAACGGTGGTTGTATCACATTCATCCTTATGGGCAAGAACATATCTTCGGAATTCGGCGACGGTCATACCACGCTTTTTTGCCTTCCTGGTAAATGCCCCTTCACGCAGGTCAGCCTTCTGTATCCATTTTTCTGCCATACTTCCTCCTAATAGAACATCCGATAAGCCCTATCTATCATAGGATTAGTTGTCCTAAGTCTCTTTTTATACCTTGCTATGATTTCTCTCGCCCTCAAAATCATAGGATATCTCCTCAACATTTGCTTTGCCCTTGTCGGGTCTGTTCTCTCCATTAACACTATCTGGTCGGAAAGCTCTTTTAATCCCTTTGGGTACATAGACCAAACTTGGTCAACTATGTTCCAATAAGGTCTCAAAGTTTCTCTTGCTTGTTCCAGTGTCTTGAGTTCAACAGGTTTGTCGAGCCACATTGCTCCACGGTATTCCTCAATATAGTCAAGGGCTTGTTGCCCATATTTTACCAAGAACTCTTGTTCCTTCTGGCGGGCAATATCAAAGCGATAGTTTCCAAACTCATCGT